ATTAAAGATAATGCATTCCAGTCAGGTTATTGGAAAGGTCGTAAAGACGGCTACGACATGCACCGTAGGATCACAGATAGCAAAATCGATGCCAACAACAACTGAACAGTTATTTGATAATGTCATCAAAACTATTCATGAGAGAGGTGTCCGCTATGGGCATCCAATTACAAACCACAAAAGGATTGCCGAATTGTGGAGTGCATATTTGGGTTATCCAATTCAACCAAACGAAGCTGCAATTTGTATGGCGTTGGTCAAGATCAGCCGGCAAGCTGAAGATCCTGCGTACCTTGACAATTACGAAGATGCAATTGCCTACTTATCAATCGGTAAAAGCATTACAGACGCTATGCAAGACGACACCGATGATTGGAAAGACTAATGGCATTTAACCTAGCAGATTATGAAACAGTCGAGAGCCGACTAGAAAAATGGTGGAAGGATTACCCAGATGGAAGAGTGGGAACAAAAATTGAGCAGGCCACAGACACTAGATACATTGTTAGTGCTGAATTATATAAAACGGAAGCCGATGCGAAACCATGTGCGACTGGACTTGCTAGTGAGAGCATTTCTGATCGCGGTGTTAATTCAACTTCTGCACTGGAAAACTGCGAGACTTCAGCGATCGGCCGTGCGCTTGCAAACGCGGGTTACGCGGCTAAGGGCAAACGTGCTAGCAGAGAAGAAATGAATAAAGTGGTGCAGTTACAAGCTGTGCCACAAACATTTTCAGTAGATCGTACAGATCCTTTGCCATTAAGTAACGAAGACTGGGTTAAAGCTGCAACTGTTACACCACCTAAAGCACCACCAGCATGCTGTGCTAAAGGTAATAACTTGGTAACAGGTGTTAGCAAAACTAATGGCAAGCCTTACTACGGCTATTTATGTCTAGATCGTATTAAAGAGCATGCTGTGTGGGCTAAGCAAGATGCCAGCGGTAATTGGTTCTTTCCACAAGGAAAGGAGGAATAATGGGATTTATTGAAGTCAGGAACGGTTCAGGCTTTACATTACGCATGGAAAACGATAAAGAAAGCCTAAACCTAAGTACCGATAGATGTGTATCCTGTAATGACGACAGATTATTACATGATGGACAGTATTTGGTATGTACTCAGTGCCATTGTAGGCAATAAGAAAGGGGATTTTATCACATGTACACAAAGTTTAAGTGTAATGGCTGTGATCGTAAGACCGAGTTTTTATGGCTTGAGCAGTTAGATACGCCCGAGGGATTTAAGGCTTATCAATGTATGGACTGTGGCTGTGTTGGCGTTAAGAATATAGCTGAAGCTTTACATATACCGGACAGTAACTTAGATAGATGCAAGCAGTGTGGTGGCTGGCAGTTCCTAGGTAGTGGTTGCCACACTTGTGCATTGATAGGGGCTAAGTAATGCCTACCTATGAATACAGCTGTGCAGAATGTGGCACATATGGATCTACTAGCAGCTCTTACTTAGATAATCTGCCTATTATGGAATGTCCTAAATGCATGACAATTATGAATCGCATTTACTCAGCACCAGGTATTGTGTTCAAGGGTACTGGATGGGGTGGTCAATAATGGATGCTGGCTATGCAGAGACTTGGTTAGAGACGGATGATTTACGCATTATGACTTGCCGTCTGACCTGCGGTTATGTTAATTGATTTGACAAGGCATGCTACCCTGAACACGCGTTCGATCTTAAATCGAAAAGCTGGGTCGCCAACGGCCAGACCCGGAAGGCGCAAAGTTTGGCTCACTCTATTGCTAATTGCATTTAGCAGTTGCTTTTTAAAAGATTATTCCGTTGCTAAAGAAAATTACAAACCTACACATTATAAGCAATACATACTTATAGAATTACAAGACTTCACAGAAGCGTATTGCCTAATAGATTTATATACAGCTGAGAGCAGGCTAAACCCTAAAGCACGTAATGGCTCACACTATGGCATACCACAAGGTAGGTCTAAGTATCTAGCAACAGTAGATGGTACTAAGCAAATAGACTGGGGTATTAAGTACAATCTAAATAGATATGGATCTATGTGTAAAGCATTAGAGCATTACAAGACAAAGGGTTGGCATTGAGTCGTAAAGCAATAAGCACAGGTAAGTGGAAGAAGCTACGCATTACCATACTTGACCGGGATGGATGGCAGTGTGCTATGTGTGGTGGGCCTGCAGATACTGTGGATCATATAATCCCGCGTATAAAAGGCGGCGATATGTGGGCGACCGATAACTTACAAAGTCTATGCAAAAAAGACAACAGCTCTAAAGGCGGTCGTTTTTTTAGCCACAAGGCGACCCCCCCTGTCTTTCCATACTCTTCTCTCCCTGAGACGGTCCGAACAGTGCCAGACTCACCATTTATTAAACCTGATACGCTTGACTTTGATGCAGAGTGATACGGAAATAAAACAGACGCCACGAGGGGTCGGGCTAATTGGCAGTACTGAGCCTAGAATTCACACGCCTTTATTGACTGGCCCGTCTAAATCACAAGAAGTTGCAGATCTAGCTATGAAAATAGGATTACCGCTTATCCCTTGGCAACGCTGGGTATTAGATGATTTGTTATCTATTGATGATGCTGGTATGTGGCGTAAGAAAACAGCTCTAGTATTAGTTGCCCGTCAAAACGGCAAGACGCACCTGGCACGTATGCTAATACTGTCGCATCTCTTCCTATGGGGATCTAAGAACGTGCTGGGTATGTCTTCTAACCGTAATATGGCATTAGATACGTTTAGGCAAGTTGCTTACACAATACAAGATAATGAATTTTTACTAAAACAGATTAGACAGATAAGACTTGCTAACGGTCAAGAATCTATTACATTAAATAACGGTGCTAGGTATGAGATAGCGGCAGCGACAAGAGATGCACCACGTGGTAAGACTGCAGACTTCCTATACATAGATGAGTTACGTGAATGGACACCAGAAGCGTATACAGCTGCACTGCCAGTCACTCGTGCAAGACCAGCGGCCATGACTTTAATGACAAGTAACGCAGGTGATGGATTTAGTACGGTGCTCAATGATTTAGTAGAGCGTTGCAAGTCTTATCCACCAGACAACTTAGGTTATTACGAATACAGCGCACCGCAACATTGTAAAGTCCATGATCGTAAAGCCTGGGCTATGGCTAATCCAGCACTAGGACATTTAATAACAGAAGACACATTAGAAGAATCTGTAAACACAAACAGCATAGAAGCTACACGCACTGAGATGTTATGCCAGTGGGTAGATAGCGCAGTAAGTCCTTGGGTGTATGGCAGTATAGAAGCTTGTAGCGACAGCACATTAGAAATCCCTGTCGGGCCAATGACTATAATGGCCTTTGATATTGCACCGACAAGGCGATCAGGTGCGTTAATTATGGGTCAGATGAAAGACGGCAAGATAGCCGTAGGACTTGCACAGCTTTGGCATAGTGATATTGCGATAGATGAAGTTAAGATGGCAAGCGATGTAAATGAGTGGGCACGTAAATACCATCCACATATAATTTGCTTTGACAAGTATGCCACGCAGTCAATAGCTACACGATTAGAGCAAAGCGGATGGCGTATGCAAGATGTATCAGGTCAAGCCTTCTACCAGGCATGCTCGGATCTATCAGACGCTATGGCTAATGGCAGAATGGTGCATAGCGGTCAGGCAGACCTAGTACAGCACCTAAATAACTGTGCTGCTAAGACTAGCGATGCTGGATGGCGCATTATACGTAGAAAATCGGCTGGCGATGTTACAGCTGCAATATCTTTGGCTATGGTCGTAAGTCAGTTGACACGCCCACAACAAACCGCGCAAATCTTTGTCTAATTTGCACTATTAGTACCATTTATGCTATAAAGTATACATATGGGTCTATTGTCTGCTTTGGGTATAACCAATAATAATAAAACCGTACAAGCGCAATACGCCCCTGCCGTTATGGGCGATAACACTATTAGTTTTGGATATAACACATTTGGTGCAGGTCCTATGGATCGCACACTGGCAACACAAGTACCTGCAGTTAACAGATGCGCTAATTTAATTAAAGGTGTTATAGGATATTTACCATTAGAGCTGTACAAAAAATCTACAGGCGAAGAGTTACCTACACCAATCTGGTGCGAGCAGCCAGATATTCGACAGCCACGTTCCGTCACGATTTCGTGGACTGTCGATTCATTAATTTTCTACGGCCAGGCTTTTTGGCGTGTGGTTTCCGTTTTTGCCGATGACCTACGACCATCACGATTTGAATGGGTTTCTAACACTCGCGTAGTTGCACAATTAAATCCACTAGGCACTGAGGTTTTATATTACACAATAGATAATCAAAGATGCCCTGATTCTGGTCCAGGATCTATAATAACATTCCAAGGATTAACACAAGGTGTATTACAAACAGCAGGCCGCACAATACAAAGTGCATTAGATTTAGAAAAGGCTGCGGCTGTAGCAGCACAGACACCGATGGCAACAGGATTCTTAAAAAACACTGGTGCAGATATGCCAGAGTCACAAGTACAAGGATTATTAGCAGCTTGGAAGGCAGCACGTCAATCAAGATCTACTGCATACCTAACTAGCACATTATCTTATGAGACTGTTGGTTTTAGTCCTAAAGATATGATGTATAACGAAGCATCACAATATTTAGCCACACAAATTGCACGTGCTATGAATGTACCTGCATATTACATAAGCGCAGATATGAACAACAGCATGACTTATCAAAATATAATTGATGGCCGTAAAGAGTTTGTGGCCTATTCACTACAGCCTTATATCTGTGCTATAGAAGATAGATTAAGCATGAACGATATAACAGCTGCTGGGCATATTGTGCGCTTTAATATTAGCGAAACATTTTTAAGATCAGATGATAAGGCAAGACTAGAGACAATAGAAAAAATGCTAGCCCTTGGACTTATAGATTTAGAGCAAGCAAAAGAAATGGAAGACCTAACACCTAACGGAAATGAGAGCGGCGATGTTACTTACGTTCAGTAGTCAGATAGAGAGTGCAGACGGTGAACGCAGAGTCATCGCAGGCAAAATTGTGCCATTCGAAGTACCTGGTAACACAAGTGTCGGTAAAGTCGTATTTGCTAAAGGTTCAATAGACGTAGGCGACCCAGGCAAGATAAAAATGCTTATGCAACACCAAAATGATCGACCTATTGGTCGTATGCAGAAATTTAATGAAGCAGAAGACGGTATCTATGCTAGCTTTAAGATCAGCGCAAGCATGCAAGGATCAGATGCGTTAATGCTTGCAAGTGAGCAGTTAATAGATGGCCTATCTGTAGGCGTAGATGTAATCAAATCATCACAGAAAAAAGATTATATTTATGTAACTAAGGCAACTCTTAAAGAGGTAAGCCTAGTCGAGTCACCAGCATTTACAGAAGCGCAAGTAACTAAAGTTGCCGCTAGCGAAGGCGAAGCGGATGCAACAATCCAACCAACTACGGAAAGTGAGGCACAAGTGGACAACACCACCGAGCCAACAGCAGTACCAGTGGTAGAGGTTGCTCCAGTAGAGGCTGCACGCCCAACAATCAGTGCATCATTCTATACAGAGCCTCGCTCACCAATTAGAACACAAGCTCACATGCTAGAACACAGCATCAAAGCAAAATTAGGTAAC